CTTTGTAGACACTATTACAAGCACCACCATATCTGATACTAGAATTAGACTGTACACCTACGCTGTCACCGCTGCCTCTGAACTGGTGATTGGAGATAGTAAAGGACCTGTTATCAAACAACCAGTCCTTTCAACTAACACAGGTGACAACGTATACATTGGAGATGATGGTGTCAGGTGTGATGGTAATGTATCTCTGGCGGGTTCAAGTGACGCTGGTAAAGTATACATTTACTATGGCTAACGCTGATGAATTATATCACACTTGTCAGTGCAGTAATAGCAGCTTCGGAAAATGATGGACCTGAATTTGTAGGTGCTCTGCCTGACATGGTGCAGAGAGCACAAGACCGTATGATGAATGATCTAGATGATCAGGGTCTTGTATCTTACTCCAGTGTAGCAGTCTCTGCTGGCACAGCTGAAGTCTCTGTACCCTCTGGTGGAGAGATTATCAAGACCTTTGCCATAGAGGCAGGTGGAGCAAAGACACAGCTTAAAATTAGGCCCTACGAGTATCTTATAGATTACTGGCCTGTCTCTGCATCTACTGGCACACCCAGATACTATGGCTTTAAAACTAATACACAGATTCGTGTGGCACCTACACCTTCTGCCACCATAGACTCTGAGATTGGGTTCATTGCAGAAATCTCTGCTATCACAACTGATAACCCAACTAATTACTTTACAGACAATTGTGAAAATGCACTCTTCTTTGCTACAATGGTAGAAGCTTCTATGTTTATGAAAAGCTTTAACACCGTTCCAGTTTTTCAACAAGAGTATACCACTGAGATAGATAGGCTCAGAAACAGGGCAAGAAGAAGCAGGCAAGATGATATGCAACCTAACACAAGCCCAGCAGGTGGGCCTAATACTTTAGTAGCAGGGAGTAATTAATTATGGCAAAAAGAAAAAGAGGAAGTTCTAGTCCACTTTCTATGACAGCAGTGGCTCCACGAAAACAAGACCCTTATAAATATACTAGAGATGGTAAGAAACAAAAAGTAAAAGGTCAAGCAAATGTTCCCACTGCTAGACAAAAACAAGGAGCACTAGAACTAGCTCTTTCAGGAGTAGGAGGTCCTATTGCTGGTAAACTTTTAGGTAAAGCTGCTGGAAAACTTGCTGGAAAAGCAGCAGCAGCAGGTTCAAAAGCAGCATCTAAGGCAGGAAAACGTATGACAGGTGCTAATAGACGTAGGGCAAATCGTGCACGCAAACGTGCAGCAGATAAACCTGATGTAATTAATGCACCTCCTCCAAAACCTCAAGCACAGCTTCCTAAACCAAAACCTATTAGAGGAACAGATCAAACTTCTGGTCCTACCATAAGAGCAGGCGATAGACTTGGTGGTGCTACCCCTGCAGTTAGGAAACCCACTACTCCTGCTGCTACACCTAAACCTAAAACTCCACCTACAGATAAAGGTAAGATTGTAGGACTTTCTCCTCTAGGTAAAGGAATTGTAGGAGGAACACTTGCTGGAGGCACAGCCGCTTACCTCTCTCAATCAGAGAAAGATGCTAAACCTGCTAAAAGTAGTCAAGCACCTGTAAACAAAGAACCTACTGTTAATAAAATGAGTGACTATGAATTAGCAGATGACACTAATATAAGGTCTCCGCGCAAAGCTGCCTCTAAGCCTGCACCTGAAAAAGACGATGAATTTTATAAATTCTATGGTAAGGAGGGAACTGGTCTAGGAGACTTCTCCAGAAAGTTTGGAATAAAGTACGCAACTCAAAAAGGTTTTGAAAGAGATTTTCCAGAACATGATGGAGAACAAATGGGAGGTAGACCGGGTAAAAGTAAGATGAAGACCCAAGGCCTTAACCGTTCCAAGCGCACAGGTTTCTCTGGTAGAGGAACAGGCGCAGCACTGAGAGGATTTTAATTTGTCTGAGGATCAAAAAGAAGTTGTGTGTTCTAATCCCTCTTGTGAATGCACAGGTTGCACTGAATGTGCTTGTCTTGATGGAGGGGAGTGTAACTGTAAACAATTAGATACAGAATAGAAAGGATATAAATGGTGGAAGACTTCAGTGTGTTTCAAGCAGTTTCAGATTACGGACTTGCCATAGTTGCCACCATAGGAGCAGGTGCAGCAGCTTGGAAACTTTTACACTATCTCCTAAGAGATGTCACATCAGCACTGAACCATCAAGATGAGATTATTATTTCTCTTATTGACAAGAGTAACAGAGTAGAAACTTTAGTACAAAGAATGGACTCTAAGCTAGACACAGTGCTGCATCAAAGTTCAGAGCCTATTTTAAAAGAAGACAAGGGAAGGTATAAGTCCTAATGGCTTTTGAAAAATATGACCTCACTGTAAAACCTTTTGGAGCAAAGAAGGTTAAGGTAACACAGGAGCTACCCTCTGGTAGAAGGATTCCCTATATGAAGTCTAAGCCTCTACAATCAGGCGGTAAGGTAGGAATCTCTACTGATAAACCTGCATGGATGAGGAACAGGTAAAATGAAACAAAAAGATTATAAAAAAGAAGTACAAGCTTATGTAGATATGATCAGAAAAGATAATCCTGATCTTTCTAAAAAAGAAGTTAATGCTAAAGCTAGAGATATCTATATTAAAGATGCTCAAGCTGCTACAAAGAAAGCATTAGATAAAATAAAGTTAAAAAATTATATGGCCACTGCTCCTAGAACTAATTTAAAAACAGGTGGACCAGTTGTAAATCCATCACGCATGAGAAACAGGTAGCATATAATGGCAGTTGCAACTACATCAGACTTTGATACCACCTTCTTTATAGATGAGGTGATAGAAGAAGCGTTTGCCATGATAGGTGGTGAACCAGAGCTAGGTAATGATGGCATCACTGCCAGACGTTCTCTTAATCTTCTTCTCACTGATTGGCAGAACAGAGGTGTGCTGCTCTGGGGAACAGACCTAGCTTCTACCACTCTAAGCACAAGCACAGCTGAGTATACACTAGATAGTTCTACAGTGGATGTTCTCAGTGGTTATATCAGAAGGTCCTCTAACTCTAATGACTTTCAGATGACACGTATTCCCTACGAAGAATACGAGGCTATCACAGATAAAACAACAGGAGGGCGTCCTACACAGTTTGCTACTCTTAAAGGAAGAGATGCAATGAAGGTATACTTCTTTCCTGTTCCTGACTCTACAGATACTTATACCTTTAGACATTACAGAATGAAGCGTCTTAAAGATGTTAATAAGAGTGCACTAGAAAATGCAGATGTACCTTTCAGATTTCTTCCTTGCCTTACAGCAGGTCTTGCCTACTATCTTAGTTTTAAAAGACCAAATATCCCCATGGACCGTATT